CCCCATATCATTTCTCCCCATATCATTTCTCTTCATATGATCTCTACCTCCGTCCATATGATTTCCTCCACCTCTCTTCATATTATTGTTTCTCTTACTTCGATTCATGGACCTTCTTCTTCTTCTTCTACCGCCGGTAATGACATTATCCGATGGTGGTGTAATTTGAATAACATTAGATCCAGGTATTGACGTTTGACTATCAGTATTTCCATACCTGGCAATAGCCCAGTCAGCAGCTCCCGAACCACCGTTTAAATCGCTAGGTGAAAGTTGGTGTGAACCTCCTCGTTTTTGACTACCATAAATTTCCATTTGATATATATTAGTTGTAGATTATAAAAAAATATGCGTATTATTTTTTATTTTTTGAGGCAATTGTATAATTAGATATAATATTGCTAAAACAACCATGATAAAAAATACATTATATAGACAAATGAACCATATATAAATATAAATTTCATCATATATGAATTTTACAACTGGTTTAATAGTATCTTTTATATCACGTTTTATGTCTTCATTCTTGAAGAAATCGGCAACTACGTTGCGCATTGTATTAAAACAGTAATAGAAAAATAATAAATATTATATACGCGTTTATACATAATATTTATTATTTCATTGTATATCATAATGAGCGGAATTGTAGAACCAAATGACAATTTTTCATTTGATGAATTAGTTTTGACGACTCCAGTTGTCATTACTGGCGGTAATCACTTTATAAAATATTTGCTAAATGAACGACCACTTTACATTCAACCGCCGAATTGCAAGTTAAAACAGGGTATAATAAAAGCAGGTAAACGATCGTATTGTGATTTAATGTTTACTAACGAGAATGAAAATTTCATTAGATGGATGGAGAATTTAGAAATTCATAGTAGAAAAATAATTTTTAATAATCGTGCTAAATGGTTTGAGACTGAGTTAGAAGAACACGACATAGAGAACTCGTTTGCTTCGCCATTGAAGATATTTAAATCGGGTAAGTTTTACATTGCGCGTGTGAATGTACCTAGTGTTCTAGGTAAAAATACCTTAAAAATTTATGATGAAAATGAGAACATTATAGATGGAGATACTTTAAAAGAAAATGAGAATGTAGCAACTATACTTGAAATACAAGGAATTCGATGTTCTCCTCGTATGTTTCAGATAGACTTAGAAATAAAGCAACTGTTACTATTGAAACCAGTAGACATATTTGATAAGTGTATACTGTTAAAACCTTCTAAACATTTAGAAGAACGAAAGATGGCTACAATAAATATACAACAACTAGAAAAAGAAAACGAATATAAAATACCCGAACCAGTTTTAGAACCCGAACCAGTTTTAGAACCCGAACCAGTTTTAGAACCCGAACCAGTTATAGAACCCGAACCAGTTTTAGAAGTAAATGTGAAATTATCGGATGGTTTAGAAGAAATAGAATTAGAAATAGATTCCATCGAAACACACGATAAAATATGTCTCAAAAAACGCGATGATATGTATTATAAAATGTATAAGGAAGCTCTAAAAAAAGCTCGAGTTGCAAAAGAATTAGCATTACGAAGTTATTTAGATGCAAAGCATATAAAAAATACTTATATGTTGACTGATTTAAGCGATGATAGTGATTTAGACGAAGACTTAGACATATATGAAAATTAATTTAGCAAATAAAATTCATTTAACGAAAATAATTTTATCAACCGTTTATATAAACAAGATGTCGACTTTTTTACAACAGTTAAAGAAAGGACTTTCCAAATGGTTTGAACCTAACCGAATTATATTTTTTGTTATAGTAATTTTATTATGCGTTGCGCTCTTGTATTACTCTAATAGTAAGGTTATGGGTTTTGAAGGAATTGAGGATGGTTCTACAACTTCTGAACCTACCGATGAAGAGGTTCTCCCATCTCCTATAGTTTCTCAAGATAATTACACACTTTCACCTACTGCCAATCCAATCGATCTCTTACCAAAGGATGCTAACAACCAATGGACTTCATTAAATAATCTGAATGGTTCCAATATTAACATGCCAGATCTTCTCCAATCTGGAATCCATATTGGTTTAGACACTGTTGGTCAAAGTCTTCGTAATGCCAACCTTCAAGAGCGTTCAGACCCGATAATACCTGCAGTTGACACTGGACCATGGAATAAGAGTACAATAGAACCTGATTACGGTAGAGTTCCTTTGAATATTGGAGAGTGTAGTAGATAATTTACATATATTAAATTAAATATTTGTAAATTAAGTCCGATCAAGTATGAGAGTTTATACGTAAAACCAGTTTGTTATCTATATTACAATATGTATATATTTAATAGATGGGCGTGAGAACATATACATTTCCAAATGGATTCAAATTGATTTATGAAAAATCACTGGGAAATATACCAGTTACATTTACACGGACATTTTGTAATTTTGGTTCAGTCGATGAACCAAAGGATGCAAAAGGTTCGGCACATTTTATCGAGCATATGTGTTTTAAAGGAACATCATCTATTGAAGATTCTTTACAACTTACCCAGACGTTTAATAAGATCGGTGCGTATATGAATGCAATGACAAATAAATTATTTACATCTTATATTGTTAAATGTGATAGTAACTATCTAGAAAATATGGTGAATTTGGTATCCGATATGATGCTAAATTCGGTCTTCGATGAAAAAGAATGTGTAAAAGAAGAAGACGTTGTAATAGAAGAAAATTTAAAATATAGTAATAAATCAGATTCAATATTATTCGAAGAATTGGATAAACTGTTGTATAAAGACAGCATATACGAATTACCGATCGACACTATGTCATATCATACAAAGAAACTTACATGTTCTAAAATTCGTGATATATATAAATCACGATATCAACCGAACCAAATGATTTTAAGTGTTGTATCAAATTTACCATTTGATCATATCAAACATATTGTTACATCATCATTATTTGTAAAAACTAAAAACCGTGTATTATGCTATTCAAAAGTGAATCAACATTTACCGAATCAAACTGACACATTGTATAAGATAATTGAAAAAAAAACAGATAAGACAACACACTTAGCTATTGGGTTTCGCGTAGACGAAATAGACTATTACAAATTAACAATATTGAAAACGATTATCGGAGGGACAATGGGTAGTAGATTATTTATTACACTAAGAGAACAAAATGGCATGACATATAATTCTAGCGCAAATGTATCAATATATATAGATTATGGAGATTTAACATTTCATACAGAATCTGATAGTAAAAAAATGATGCGAAATGGTAAAGGTAAAAAAGGCGTATTCCCTTTAATTATTGATATAATACGAGATATAGTGAAAAATGGAGTAACTGAAAATGAAGTAAAATTAGCAAAACAAAATTTGGAAGGTATAATTAAAACCAATTTAGATGATAATGATTCTAACTGCATACACAATGGTGTATCTGGATTATTATATCCAGATAGGATTATTTGCCCCTACAATGAACTATATGACAAAAAATACAAAAATATAACAATACATGAAATCAATGAAATCGCGCGTAAATATTTACATCGTCGTAATATGAGCGTTTGTTTATCCGGAGGAAACCCACCTAAGTTATCTGAAATCAAAGTTTTATGTGAACAAATATAAGTTGTATAAAATGGGTGTTATACTCATGAACAGTATACATTTTTACGTAATTATTCATAGATATATCGACAATAATTATATTTTATTGTAAAGCGTTTTTTTATATGAATATTGTATACAAATAATCATATGAATTTTTTAGACGTTTTAGGATATATATTAATATTGTTTATAATTGGTATATGTTTCTATATATATTTCGATAGTGATAGTTTTCAATTGAAGTGCATTATTTCTTCGGTTGATGGTAATAAATATTGCGTGCGTGAAAGGAGTGATATAAAAGCAGCCGCAGACCTTCTAGCTAATACCGCGAAACAGTGTAAAAATCTGGTTGTATATATGAGTAAAAAACATCCAGATGACGAGCGTGTAAAACGATTAGTAAAAGGATATAATCCTCAAAAGATTATGGAAACCTTACCAACCAGTCAATATACTGCATATAGTGAGAACAAAGGTGAAAAACTTGCATTTTGTTTGAATACGAAAAAAAACGATTCGTCAAATTTAATTGATCAGCATACCCTAATGTTTGTAGCTATACATGAACTATCTCATATAATGACCAAATCTATAGGGCATAAAAGTGAATTTTGGGATAATTTCAAATTCATGCTACAAAATGCTAAAGAAGCGGGTATACACGAACCGAAAGACTATAAAAACACTCCAGCTGAATATTGCTCCATGAAACTCACAGACAATCCTTATTATGATGCAAAATAATCAAAATGATTTTTTTACGAGAATATATTAAGATTCCATTTTTTTTTACTCGTCTTCGGTTCTTCGTATAGAATAGAATTAAATTTTAATAAATTTTCGGGATAATGATTTGTAACATATTCGTGCATATTTTGTATTCCCATTGATAGATTGCAGCTACTACATACTGGACGAATATTTTCTACAGTAACTGCGCCACCACTTGCTTCTGATTTTACGTGACCTGCGTGGAAATTGAATACATCGATTACTGATGTCCTACAACAAACACAAAAAACGCTATTCTTATCCTTACCAACATGAGTGTTCCACGCATCCTCTCTTATTTTCTTTGGTATTGTCGCCTTCTTAGATACTACACTCTTATGTTTTCGTATCACGATACCCTTTTCCAACTGTATAATTGCTTTCACCCACTCATATCTATATTCATCGGATACATGACTGAATAAACCGAGATACATACCAGTGTCTTTGCATTTATTCAAAATATTCAAGTTAGTAGTTTTTGAATCTGGATATTGTTCGGGATTCCATTTACTCAATTTCAAATTATAATCTTCAACTATTCTTTGTAGTTCGATTGATGTAGTAATTTCGAGATATTCTGTTAGAACACCCAATGCTTCTTGGAAAAAATCAAAAAAAATATGAGGTCGTCTAGCGCGTGAACTTTTGGACCAAATTGTAGGATATCGTTCTTTGAAATATAATGCAGTTTTTTCAGGAATTTCTTTGTCAATCGTATCTGGAAAATCTGGCAATGTTGTATTTTTATTCAAAATTTTATAGTTTTCTTTTACATCTTCTAATGTATCAACAACTACGATTTCAACCGCAACTTGGAAATTACACACTTCATGACAAATCCGCCTGACTGCTTCAAATCGATGTTGTCCATCTATTATGTAATGTTCTCTTGTTTCCTTACAAAAATGGATGTTTATTACACCTAAAAAATTACAGACTCCATTCTGTTTCAATATATTAGATTGATATAGAACTATATCATTTACTTTTGATTCATCACATAGACGCTGTATGTGAGGAATTTGTGGATTGTACGCGATCAATTTATCACTTCGTATACTACCCAAATATCGGTTATTTATTTTTATTGATTCGTCTAAGTTATCGTATAACATGTTATCTATCTATAGATATAGACATGTTTATATCTTTAACTTATTATTTTTTATTGTTTTGGGATTAAGTTACGATTTGTGCTGCTAACGATTTTATATTCTCGTGTAATTTCGTTGTAAGATACAATGTAAGTGAATCCATATTCAAGTGTATTCACAACTATATATTCCCCAAATGTGCTGACCGTGCAGTCTCTACCAACTAGTTCGTAATTTGGCATAGTATTATAAAAGGAAGGCATTTTGTATTGATTGTTATTTTGGTATACTATTTATAAATATATTTCAAAATAACGATCAATTTTCCGATGATCTGACACAAAAATGTTGTATGATATTTTTAATATAGATCTAATATAATAATATTCAGTATAAGAATGACAGATAATTTTAGAGTATGTATATTAAATCCAGATAATACGATTGGTGAAACGATCATATTTAGCGACAAACTAATACATTTGGATGATACGATTCAAACTATAAAAAATAAAATCCTACTGAAACTAGGATTAGACAGAGTATCATATAATGAATTATATTTATTCGCATATTTCATGATAGAACCAATATCCGATACGAATTTATTAGATATATACAATGGATTAATCGGTGATGACGAAGAGTTATCGGGAGATAAACTGAAACATTTTTATAATAATTATACGACAGAACCGATTGATTTTACAGATGGACTATATACATTCGAAAATATACGCGAATTATTTTCAAAAATCCAAACTAGGAAATATGCACTAGGTCGTAAATTCACTAATTCAATAAATCACTTGTTCTCTGTAAACCCATTCCAATCTACAACTGCATTTGTAAAAGAAGACACTCAATTATATTCATCTGATACATCCGTTCTATTACATACTGGTGGACAATTAAAAGATAATATCATATATGTATGCCTTGCCAAAGATGTCCTTGGTCGATCCGACGTGATTCCAAAATATATTATCGATTCCTATTATCCGTCTTTATCTGCGAATGGAATAAACGGACTATCGGATTTAATTGGACGTTCTCAAGAACTTATATCTGAAACCAAACAAAACATTTCTGTAGATGTTATACGTTTGCATGATACAGTAGATATGTTCTATAAAATAAAAAAAGATAATGAATTTCTACCTTATACAAATGCGGGTATTATCAAATTTGATATAGGATTAAAAACCGAATTTGTAAACCTATTGCCACTGGATTCTATTTTCAAAAATATACATGCAACAATGAAAATTCCGTTTATAAAGTATAATCCTGGATTTCGTAGAGAAAATATGTATCGTTTATATAGCAGAGACATATATTCAAACGGTCGTCGCAAACCCTTTCTAGATGCCGTAACAATTCGCAAATTGAGTAAAGAAACTGGAAAATCTGGAGAAATATCATTGTATACAAACTTCCAATTTAAAACAATGGATGTAAAATTATATATTGATTTTCAAAAGGATGGTAGTTTGAGAGTTCATTCGAATTTGAGTCAACCTATATCACAAAACGAATTAAATTCATTGTTACTAGACGGAATGGAACCGGTTATATCTGATATTAATAAGTACATTCAGCCGATAGGATATAGCATTAAACAATTCAACAATTTCAACATTGAAGTTTATAATATTGAATATATATCTAGTATTCCTATTAAAAAACCATCTGACTTTAATTTAAATGCGTATCGTAGTTGCTTGACCAGTTTATTTGTAATTGAGTCATTGGATGTGAATTCACCAACAGGTGCGAAATTACAATTCAAACGAGTTGATAATTTCCAAGAAATGAATCAAATTGATGAGTTCATAAATATTGAAAAAAATACACATGCAGAAGTATACGATATTATACTTGCATTAATAAAAGAATTTAAATTTACCGAAGAAGTCGCCAGAAACCACGTGATTAGCTTTTTCACAAAACATACAGTAGATATAAATGAAAACACTGGATTTCCTGTAAATTTACGTATTTCACCGACGGATAAAATACTTCATATTAGTGTGAATAATATTACATCATTTAATTACGTAGATATTATAAAGACATACATAGATAGTATAATACGAATTTACCAATTGCCAAAGACATCAGGAGTATCGTTAAAAGATATTCAAGATACTTGTAAGCGCGAAATCAATTTCAACACAATAGAACCAAAAATGATAGAAGTTGTTGAACGACCGCCTCCTACACAAGCCATAGAATTAGATCCAGAATTCTTTATGAAAACAATTGCCGAAGAATCTAAACAGGAACCAGAATATAATGAAGACGACGATGAAATGTTTGGCATTGAGTTTGATATGGAAGGTGGAGCAAATGAAGACGATGATGATATAAATCCTTACGGCATGAAATTGAAAAATCCAACCTTATTTCAGAAACGAATCGAAGACCGTGACCCCGAATTGATTAAACTGAGTGGCGATAAAAAATCAAATCAATTCTCACGCACATGTAGAGGCGAAGTAAATCGTCATCCAGTCATGTTAAACGAAACTGAAAAAAAACGTATTGAGGATGCAGATAAAGCAAAAGGTAAATTCACAGATTGGAGTGAATTGTTGAAAGAAGCTTCTATTACTGGTCCAGAAGATCTCCGTCCATATATAACTGCATTATGGAATAACAAAAATACACCAATGGACAAAAAACAATTTGGAATTTTTACAAAAAAACTAATAGAAACGGATAATACACTTAAATTTAATAGGAAAAACGAGAAAGAATATATTAAGCAATTGAAGGATAAAAAACTACCAGATGACGCAGATGTTTTTCTAATCGAACTCAATAAAACAAAACCATCAGATAAAATAGAAGTGTATGTGAAGAATGCAATGACAATCAAACGTGAATTTATTATACAGCGAATATGGGAACATCTTGAACCTATGAGAGGGTCATATTTAAGCGCAATATCTTATAGCACTGATCCAGATAAGAAATTTTGGTATATTTGTCCAAGATATTGGTCTTTAAAAACAAATCGCAGTATCATGGAAGATGAGGTGAAACAATTAATAGAAAACGAAGGTCCACAAATAATGATACCATATAAAGCCGAAACCGTTCCAAAGGGTGCATATATATACGAATTCGCCCATCCACAGGAACATTTTGTTGATGGGAAATATATACCTCATTACCCTGGATTTATTAAGAATTCGAAATCCAAATTTAATTTCCCGTGTTGTTTCAAGCGCGACCAGGTAATCGAAGATACTGTCTTACCATCTGAACAAGACAATAATGTGAAATCGGTTGATACAGACACATATATAACTGAAGAATATAAATTCCCAATTCAAAAAAAACGATGGGGGTTTTTACCAAAACCTGTACAGGATTTCTTCGGGATCGATAACAACGACTGTGTTGAGTCAAACACAATTAAACGCAATCATCCATGTCTTCTTAGGTATGGAGTAGAACAATCAGTGGATCAATCTATTATTGGCTGCTTTGCTGACATATATGCACATTTTAATAATATTTCACAAGTTCCTACTATCCCAGAAATGCGAAAAATAATAGTAGCATCGGTTACGCTAGAGGATTTTATTTCGTATAATAATAATTCGTTATCTAGTATATTCAGACCAGATACATATGAAATACCCGACCCATCGAAATATACAAATTCGTCATTCTATAAATCAATCAATATAGAAAATGAATTAGAAGTAGAAATGAGAAATTCGATTGTCGGTGCTTATGAAAACTTCCAACGATATTTACTCGACCCTGAATCCCACATTGATCATACGTATTTATGGGATATAATGACAAAACCAAATAAAAGATTATTTCCAATATCAAAATCTGAAGTTTCATCGAATATAAGAATCAACATGATAATTTTAGAAATTACAAAGGATACAGAACATATTGAATTGGTATGTCCAACAAATATGTATTCAGTTTCTTATGATATTATGAAATCGAAGACATTTATTTTACTGAAGCAAGATGATTTTTATGAGCCGATTTATGTGTATGAAGATAATAACGGTACAATTAATCCTAAAAAATGGTTTAATCCGCTAGGGTTATATGAAGGCATTGAAATGAATAGTATTTTAATGAGGATTCAGAAAATAACAACCGACCAATGCAAACCAAAAAACAGTCTCAAATTAAAGGATGTAGATGGCAAGCCTATATACACATATACAAGGGCATTGAGTGCTAGTAAAACATTGGGTTTACTACGCAATGTAGGCAATTTCATAATTCGCGACCAAGTTGTAAACTATCATTTTAAAACAATCGGATTTTCAGTGGAAATTGATACAGAATCTATATTTGTGCCTTGTTTTCAATCGAGTTTTATCCCTTCACTAAGTATTACATTCCAGAATGACAGTGACAATTGGACAAATTACGAAACCACTATACGCTTACTTGGTATTGTATTTGCTAAAACGCAACGACAAATAGACTGTATTCCTAGCCGAAAAGTAATCAATATAAATCAAGTAATTGGATTATTAACACGAACTAATCAATATATTAAATTAGATAAACCAATTTCAAAAGACGCGAGTAAAATAATTGACGCACAATTTGGGTTGAATATAATGGATATACGCGGTAGTGATTATGTAGATGCTGATATAAAAGTTAGTACAAACCGCCCACCAGATCCCGAGCGAATATCTACAATTAATAAAATTCACAAAGAGAGTTATTATTACACCCAATTTCGAAGTATCGTCCGAATGTTACTCGGATTATATGATAAACGTAAAATTAAATTCGATCTTAATAAAATACTACTTAATAATGATTTGAAATACAATGATAAATTGAAAGAAGTAGAAGATAAAATCCATTTATTGGTCGATAACGAAGTTGAATTTAAAGATACACCTACAGAGTTCGATTGTAAAACTGACAAATGTAAATTAGAATTACCTATAGATAGTTATTTGATACCAAATGGAAAAAACAATCAAATTTATTTCGGTAAAATTGCAGATGAATTGATTCGTTTCAAGCGTGTTCGTTCCTTCATTATGGAACCTAAGATTTATTTGAATATAAGTAATGTCAATTATAAAACCAATCCAGATGAGATTTTGTTACTGGATTCATCCATAAATTCTGTTTATTTAAATGAAAGTAATATATTCAACGTCAATGATTACATGAAAAATATTACTTATGATATTGCCGAACCAGATACATCCAAATATATACAATCTTATTCCAATCTTGAATCAGTTATATAGAATAAATATGTTTTTTTTATACCAACATTTTTAGTTAATATGTTTTATAATATTACTTAAAAAATTGAAATGTTTTTCTTTATAAAAAGAATATAATATATTAAAATTTATAACACGTAATATGACAACAATAATTACTATTACATCAGAAGAAATTGGAAAGATTGACAATAATTTTTATGATTATTCTGGTGAGGACAGAATACTTAAAAATATAATAAGCGGTGATCATGAAGTGTTCTATTCTGGACAAAACCAAGGGCGTTTAGATTATCAATTAGTTGATGCTGTAAATTCTGGATCAACATTTAGAGTTTATTATAGGAGAAAACGTAACTCATCTTTTATGTTCTTAGGTAGCACAAAGTATTCAAGTATTGTGAAGGAACGAACTATTGACACAGAAATTAATTCTTTACCAACTGAAAGATTACAAATAAGATTAGTAATTCCTCTTGCTAATGTAACAGAAACACAAATAGATACTGAATTTGAAGGCGTTGGTAAATACAAGAAGGCTATTTTACAACATAGTGGTTTTGATATTGATGTTAATATCAATTTAGGATTTTACACAAAAATGTAACTTAATTAAATAATTAAAAAAAGCGAGGTTATATTTTAGACCAATCTCTTTTTTATTCGGCGTTTGAAATGTTAAAAGGTGTAAATCTTCAAGGGTGTAAATAATTTACAGTTATATCGCATTTTTTTGTATCAATATAATAATATTATTCGTCTCATAAAAAAATACAACTTCATCCATCCTAAGTTTATTTGTTTTTTTTTCTTACATCAGTTTCTTAATTTATTTTTCATTTATTAAATTAAGAATTAACACTTATTTTTTTTTGTATAAACATTCTAAGTCATATTTACATAAATCCCATATTATAATCGTCATCGCAAACCGCAGCGTCCGATTTTTTTATATTCGTAATATTATTACGAATTTTGATTGTATTCAACTCGCATCCATCACCAGCATCACTATTAAAACCAAACATTTTATCGATATTATTTTCAGGTTTGGATACAGCAGCTGATAGTTTTACCATTTCCTTCATATCCAATATCACATTGAATGCACCAGTTCCATATTTACCATATTGACCGCACATGACACTAGCTGATACACCACGCATATGATCCAATTCCGCATGACGGGCTGCACCCAATAGGACTTCTGTATGCACCTCAAACGTCGCTTTCGCAATTGGTCCAATATTATCATTTAATAATCCCGAACGGAATATAGGAACCATGTTCTTACTGATTGCCATCCTATCGCACAATAGACTCAAGTGATGATAGTTAATATACGCGTCACTGAACTCCATAACCTCCGAAATCTCATTGAACAACATTTGTCTAGCGGCTTCAATTCCTAGAACGTCGTGTATCTCGCGAATATCATTACTGTAAGTGCGAATCACATCAATATAATCTAATCCGAGTATATGCAATAAATTCGAACCAGTTGTATCGAGAACCCAAACATCCTTACGAACATATTTACTGTCTTCAAGAGCAACCATATTCTGTAACTTTCTCGGTGCGACTTTACTTATATTGTTAATTCCGCGTAAAACGATACTATTCAATAATACGTCTTGCATGTTCTTGAGAATAAATATCTCATCAGATTGATCCAATGTATTTGCCATGATTTTCTTTTTCTTATTTATATCAAATAATCTAATTCGGAATACAAGTTTATCACTATTATAATCTGAGAATACACAAGTTAGGTTTTCTCCATATGCGCTATTCGATATCGCATAATGCACGTCATCCATTGTAATATTTTTATCTAATAATACGCTAGCATCAAGTTCCATACGAATAACCCATTTCGAACGAGTTCTAGTATCTTCTGTAGAGTTTCCATCATTGCATTCATCTACCATATCTTCAAATTCATAGAATTGATGTAACAAAACCTTATCTGATTCTACTATAGTACTACGCTCGTTCGGGTCAAAGCATATCTGCATAGAACTTACAATATTTGATAATTTAGTAAATTCAATCATATTAGCGTATTTTGTTGCCTTTTCTTGTTCACATTCATCAATATGCTTCAAGTGAATAGTAAGAGAAGGATTTTTTGGATTACTCGTCAAACGTAAAAGTTCTTCAATACGTGGAACTCCGCGAGTAACATTGGATTTACTTGCGACTCCAGCTAAATGGAACGTATTGAGCGTCATCTGTGTAGTAGGTTCACCAATACTTTGACCTGCTATAACACCAACCATCTCTCCTGGATGGACGATAGACTGTTTGTATTTCAATACAATCATCTCCAACAACATTACAAGAGCAGTCTTATGGAAACGTTTTTGTAAACACAAACTCTTTGGTGATAAGTAATAGAAGTATAGAACTTCAAATAACTTGCCAGGTTTCACCAAAACTAGTGAATTCAATCGCTCATAATATTCCTCGATCATTTCAAATGCTTCCAATGGAGTAATGTCAACCACTGAGTTCGCATTGAGACTTAATTGTCCTTGTATATTGGATATCGAGTTAGCAAATGAAACTGGCATTTTAACTCCATCTTCATTCTTATTTTTGAAGACCGACTCTACAATCTCTTTACGACTCGCAATCATCTTATTTATGTATTTTATGCACTTAGTTTGAGCGGCAGTCGCTTGCGACTTCATGCGTTTACCAGCATCCTTTGTGTAAACCGCATCAACATTTGTTAGATCATTAATATCAAAATGCATATATATATCTTCAATACTCATTCCAACCAACGGAATAGACTGATTCTCTACGCGTGTCGAGTCGATTCCGTCATCTCCATACGCGAATTGAATAATACGACCCATGTTGTTTCGGACCGTCATGTCATACTCCACCTTCAAGTCCTCCATACCTTTGATTAATCTTCGCTGGATATATCCAGTCTGGGACGTATCACGCACCTGTAATCCATTCGCCAGACCGAAATTCAAAGTGGTCGGAATTGTCAAATCGTATACTTTCGGATGCTTTTCTACGCCTATAATATTGATCTCTGTTATCTTATCCAGAATTACGTCATTGTATGTATCGAAATTTCGGTGTTTCACACCCCACTTGATCTTGCCCATTTTCTCTGACTTTGTATTATCAATGAAGGTAACCTTTTCACTGAATTTTTTACCCCATCCAGCACGGATTGAAAATCGATGTGTTGGCAGTATATTTTTAGTTCCAAGGTTATTTGATTTCAACTGCGTGGTTGATACCTTTCCAAATACCCCAATTCGCGAACATAACATGGATATACCCTCAATCAATCGTCTAGACGCAGAACCAACTTCAACTGAGTTTTTACTAACGGTTCCGTCACCTGAAATATATCCATCCAACAACCCAACAATGAACTCTTCAGGTGCAATGAATGCATCATCCGGTACATGTTTGTGTTGCGCCCCATGTCCTACCAACTCGGTTAAGAAATCTGCCAATATACACGAATTTCCAATTACTGTAGTTGTCAATCCACCAATCTTATTTGTTCGTGATTTCTCGTCATAGCATATTGAATGCTTCTCGAACCAATTCTTCACAAACGTTCTGATATTCTCATTGTTGTTAGTTATATATATCTTGCTATTATGTACGTTTCCTTCCGCAAGGAACAATCCAATAAATATTCCGTTCTCTTTTGTGAGTTCAAACTTCTCGGGGATTTGAGTCGCTTTGCGATTTCCGTTATATGGATATACAAATTCATCCTTGATATTATCTATATTTGACCTGGAACACGTCCTCTGAAGCGAAGACTTTTTACTGTAAGGTAGATGGAAATCTACACCATTATGTTTCGACCACCATCCAGGCGAAATCTTAACACATCGGGTTGTCATTGTATCATTCATCATTTTAACCGCCGTATTAAAATCACTACCGTATACATACTTACTCTTCGGAAGGTAATCTGATAGATTGATATGGTTGACGATTACTGGAGGTTCACACAACTCACCAGTTACCGGAACACAGTCACCTACTTTGATTTCAGGTGTAGACGTTTCAACGAGTTTCTTCGTATCCTTATTCCAAATCAATAGCGACTTGCTTTCAGTTACAATGACACTGCGTCCGCCAGTCGTCTTAATCTCATACAATTCCGTTCCTGGGTCATGGCGAGTAATAGCGGTAATCGGTCCCCAAGATACAACACCATTTTCATCTGTTGTGGGGATATATACGCCATCCTCAATATTCAACAATTCCATCTGTCGCTCTGTGAAATGCTGAACTTCACCCTTGTTCTTTTCATTATCCAATTGTATATCAATCCAGCGACCGATTTCAGTATATTTGATTCGCCCATTCTCAAGTACAACAATAGGAGTTTCCCAAGTAACGGATTTCACTGCAGTATCAATAAGACCGATACGACCACCCATAGCATGGAAGAATAATTCTTTCGCTTTTAATCCCGAAATATACGAATTGTTTACGAAACCACGTGCAATAGGACTATCATCATATTTACAGAAATGCGGAAGAGTACGATTTTCAAATCCATACGGAATTCGTTTTCCATCTACGTTTTGTTGTCCCAACCCTGCAATCATTTGTGATATATTCAACATATTACCTTTGGAACCAGATTTAACAATCATTAAGAAACGATTGTCTTTATCAAGACTATCTCTTGCTACTCTACCAGACTCATCACGAGCCTTATTTAATATATTATTTACTTGATTCTCAAATTCTACCGAGTTCGCATTTGCTGTATTATTCTCAAATATTCCCAAATGTACTTTATCGATTAATGATTGCACCTCTAATTGCTGTTTAGTAACAGCTTGAATAATTTTATTTTGTGTTGTCTTATCTGCCACCAAATCACTTACACCAACACTATATGAACTGGTCTTCATGTATTCTGTTACAACATTCTGTAAGTCGTCGATGAAATTGGAACAAACCATATTGCCAAAATCATTGAATATACGATGGAGGATTCCTTTGGATGTGGAACCCATTACCGATTTTTCTATTTGTCCACGGATGTATTTTCCGTTACGGATTTCAAGAACATTATTTGATGTTGCATACTCTTCATTATCACCAAATAAATTTGTCTTGTAATTCAAGGTGATCGGTGCCATAATTTGAGACAATACATCAAAACTATTTAATTTATTACCAGCATCACGAAGAGCCTTTGTATTGACTTTAGAATACATCATCAATAGATTCATTGCATCTCTCTGTGTTAATTTAATATTCGGTCTAGTGAACCGATAGGAACCAAGCAGCGAATCCTGAAATATGCCGATGATCGGCGCATTGGATGCAGGACTCACTATTTGGTAAGGAATTGCCGCCAGATGTCTTAGCTCTGTTTCAGCTAGCACATTCTGCGGTAAATGCATATTCATTTCCATTGAATTTCCCCATAGTTTCCTATGAGGGCAGACTATACCTTAAGCCTTATCAGGTTGGTTAAACCATCATATAAGACCCATAACCGTCTAGTCGTTGAACCTTCCCCATACTCTATCATATCGAGATTAGGGGCTTGGCTGCGGATTGCCCAATCCTTCACATTTTTACCATTGGGTTCGGCAATTAACCGAGTTCCTCAAATTTGTTTCCATAAATGAGTGGTAGTGAAGGCTCTAAGGGGTTTCCCGCAATTTGGTCATGTTGCTAATGTTTTGTTTTAAAATACTTATAAATTCCTCTGCGTTTTTTCTACTTTCGCTTAGAGGAATATGAACTCCACCGAAATCAGCTTTCTTTTTATCAATTAATACATACCAACCATATTGTGTTTTATCTCTATTTAACGGGTGAATATATTTGTGTATGTCGTCGGATATATTACATACACTAATAAACCGCTCAAATTTCTTATCTTTGTAGTAACGAGCTACTCCATCAGACACTCGTTTTTTACTTTCATCGCAATGAGTAAACGTATTTCCACCATTCTTCAAGTTATATCCGTTTGGAAACAGACTATTTAACTCTTTAATGTAATGAATTTCACGTTCATCTGCATCTATAATCTCACAATATTCCAATAATTCCACATTAAGGTTTACAACGTCGTATTTACGTATCGCGTTATTCAAATAATGTGATTGGTTTTTCTTTGATGAGAATGCTTCTGAGATATGACAACGAAATCTGCCCTCGCGTCCGTATGGTCTATAGCGTTTATGGTTCAAAATGTGCGATACAGCTTGTCCCACATATATTTTACCATTGGCTATATTCGTTATTTTATATATTTCACAATATCGGGTGTCTGGATTATCCAGAATTTGATTTGATAGTTCAGTTCGGTTTGATAGTTCCATCTTATTAATATAAGATGCTTTTTATTTAAGTAGTTTTTATATAAACATTAACTAGGGAGTTGCACGCTTTTCACGCTCCCTGTTGAGGACAAAATGTTTTAGCATTTTGTGACTACATATATGCAGTCACGTCTATCCCCGTCAAAATCCGCATTGTAAGGTTTTGTCACTCCGACGTTGAATCGGAATGTATCACCTTTTTTCATAATTTTCGCAATATGACACATCATACTCATCCTATGAAGGGATGGCTGACGGTTAAATAATACCGCGTCACCATCCATCATATGACGATGGACTATATCACCGTTCATAAGAATTACAGATGTTCTGTCGATATATCTAAGTGAAATATTTCCTCCATTTTTGCGTTCTAATATCTTAGCACCTGGATACGTCTCTGGTCCGTTCTGTACCATTTTTTTTAGAAACTCACGATTCATATCATTTACTACAACTGGTTTTGTCAAATTCATAGCAATCTTCATCGGAACTCCAAGTTGACGAATACTCAAATTTGGGTCACCATTAATAACTGAACGTGAACTATAATCTACACGCTTACCCATAAGATTCCCACGAATTCGCCCCTGTTTAGAATTCAAACGCGATGAAATACATTGGTATGGTCTGCCCGACCTCTGTGCGAGTGGAGCAGCACCCTTTGTCTTATTATTTACAATCATCGCAATGAAATATTGCAACAACTTTGTTAGTCCATCAATTACATTTGCAGATGCATTGTTTTTAATTTTCTCTTGTAGGTCTTTGTTGGTTTTTATAATATTACTATAAATATGAGTCAAATCATCTTCACTTCTCTGTTGTGCGTCATGTTTGACTGAAGGTCTCACTGCAGGAGGTGGAACTGGTAAAACTTGACATATCATCCAATCTGGACGCGACCAAGTTGGACTAAATCCCATGAAATTTACATCATCATCCGAAATACGCTTGAAACTCTTTAAAACTAATTCTGGTGTAAGTTTAATATTCACTGGACCACTTTCTCCCGCTTCATTCTCCATATTGTCCCATTGGGCATATATTGTAGCCATCTCCTCTAATTTTATCTTATCTGGTTGTTTACATCCACAACCATCATCTGTTTTCTCACCACATCTCCTTACTTTAGCGGCTAATTTTGAAACGTATTCCCAACGATCCGATGCCTTCATTTTCAAAACATGTGCATGTAGTGTTTTAGATACTAATAACTTACTGCATTTAAAACATACACATTTTGAAATTTTCATTATTTCCTTCAAATGTTGGGTGAAGAATACGGGTCTAGCCAATTCGATGTGTCCGAAATATCCGGGTGTATCGATATATGTATGTCCGTCGGTAGGGCAAATAGTGCCTGGTTCTAATACTCCCATACGTGGATCAAATAATCCACCAATTACCGGTTTATTATTTATATATGTATCGCGTGAAGTTACTTCAACAACAGAATTCTTACGTATTTCATCAGGTGATAATATACTAAATTGAATTCCGATTATTTTAGAAGTCATCTGGCGATCGTTCATTACTGATTTTGACATGGTTATTATGTTATAATATTACTATTTATATTATTATGTTTGATTTCAATTTTCATCAAACAAATATAAATATATCAATAAATCACTAAATACCGACACAAAATCGTGTAAAATTGAATCTTTGTAAAATTATTTAATAAAAGAGCAATTTTCAATAACATATAGATTATTTATATAAAAATGGTTAAAATTAGAAACGATACATGTAAGACCAAGCGTATGAAGAAGGATCGCCCAGAAGATCATTATTCAGACTCTGAGAATATTGGGTCAGAGGATTCAGATACTGAATCTGATACTGATTCCGAATACAAACCACCAATTAAAAAAAAAAATAAAAAAAAAAAGGTCATTAAAGAAGAAGAAGAAGATGATGAAACAGATTATACTGACATCGAAGATGATGAAGATGAAGAAGCCATTCGTGAGAAAGTTCGCAAGATCGCATCTAAGATATTCCCATCTAATTATATTAAAAATAAAGTAAAAAAAGACAATAAAAATAAGATAAAGCAAGATAATAAAAATAAAGTAAAACAAATTAGTAAAAAAAAAACAATATGTGAGGATGAGTCTTCTGAAGAAGACGAATGTTCAGATGATGATGAATATGATGCTGATGATGATGTCGAAGATAATAAAATCAATATATTCTTCGAATTTGATGGAGGAGGTGATATTGATGATGATGATGACGATGAACTGGATGAGGATGAAGATGAAGAGTGTAATAGTGATGATGAAAAAATGTTTATGAAGGAAACATATGAAACAGTTGATGTTACAGAAATCGATAGAAAGGCTAAAGAAAAAAAGGAAAAAAAAGACAAAAATGAAAAGGAAAAGGATAAAGGAAAGGAAAAAAATGCATTTGACAGTGAATATGCAGACCTGATTGATACTAAAAAGTTTCTAGTAGAGAAATTGAAGAGTAAACCTACTAGCAAATCATTAATGAAATCAATGAATGATTGTAAAGATTCTATTAAAGAACTTGTGAAAAAAACACGTTCCGATAATACCAAAGGTTATCATAAATTGATTAATGCACCTAAACAAAAGACAGAAAGTGAAATGGAATATTTCAAAAAAAAATTATCGAATACTGAGCAACTCAAAATCATGAAGGATTTAGAGGAAATTAATACTCATATTGTAATTGACCGCCCATATAGACTCGCATTATTACAATCTAAAATTCCGATCAAATATAAGGCAACCGTTATGCAAAAACTTAATCTACTTAAGTCAATGGATACATGTGATTCTGAATATTTCAAACTCAAAAATTGGGTAGATATGTTTATGAGAATACCATTTGGTAAATATTCCATATTGGATGTAAATATGGCTCATGGAATAGATGCATGTCAGGGTTTCATGGATAACGCGATGAAAATATTAAATGAGTGCGCTTATGGTCTTATGGACGCAAAGATGCAAATCTTACAGATGATTGGTCAGTGGATTGCAAATCCAAGTGCAATGGGAACTGCAATTGCTCTCAAAGGACCAATGGGAACTGGTAAAACTACACTCGCTAAATATGGAATTAGTAAAATTCTAAACAGACAGTTTATATTAATTGCTCTCGGAGGCGCTACTGATGGAGCAGTATTTGAAGGTAGTCCGTATGTTTACGAAGGAAGTGGACCTGGTATAATTGCTAGAAAATTAATTGAAACACAAGAAATGAATCCATGTATTCTATTTGATGAACTTGATAAAGTGGGTGAGAGTGAAAAAGGACGTGAAATTGTTGGTATTCTCACACATCTAACAGATACGACACAAAATGAACAGTTCCATGATAAGTATTTCTCTGATGTCGACCTTGATCTTAGTCGCGCTCTTTACATATTTAGTTATAACGATGAATCGTTAATAAACCCAATATTGAAAGACCGTATGTATAGCATACAAACCAAGGGTTACAATACAAAGGAAAAAGTCACAATTGCGAATGATTATTTATTGCCGAAAATTCGCGAGCAAGTTAGTTTCAATAAAGGAGATGTAATTATTCCAGATGATATTCTAGAATATATTATAACAAATGTAGCACTTACAAAATCAGAGGATGGTGTTAGAAATCTCAAGAGATGTCTCGAAGTTATTCATACGAAATTAAATCTATTCCGTTTAGTTACAAGCACATCAGATAATCTATTTACAAAAAATATTGATCTCACAGTAAAGTTCCCATTCACAGTTACAAAGAAGGATGTAGATGTATTGATTAAAGGTGAAGAAAGATTATCACAAAGTGTATTAAACAGTATGTACATATAATAATATATAAGCTTATGACTGAACGGTTAGTCAATTTGATATTAGATATGAAAGACGAAATGGAACGTCTAGACCTAAAAACAGATGAAAATAATAAAATAATAAATACTTTTTTATTACAGTTTTGTGTACATGAAGTTGTTAGAGACGACATTGACATTTCGTTAGATCGTTCCATTACGATTTTTTATTGTAATAAATGCAATGTTTCATTACAATCTAAAATATAATATAATTTTTAATTTCAATATTTAAAAAAAAATACTGTAACCATTTATTGTCAATTATTAGTCTAGAATCATTTCACTCTCGGAGAATGTAGATGCTGGAAGCAAAACTCTTATGTGACTGAATTTTGTTTCATAAAATTTTATTTACCAGTTACCAATCACATGAACATTTTTTATGATATATTTTATTCCCAATATATGGGTCTGTACAAATTCCTAACATTACTATAATGCAAATTGCTAATAAATAAGGTATTATCTCCATGTATTCTTCATTATTATTCGCGCGTATCGTTATAATAATGAAGAATACTAATGGTATAATTAACACAGCTGTCTTAATAGTTTGATTGTTTTTTATGTTGTATTCTATGTTTATACCGCTTATAGATATACCAGTTATATTTGATCTTCTATTCAAATCGGATTTACACATGTTATACATTATTTTAATTTTTGTGCTGTTATTAATCACACAATATGGCATATTGTGTGATTGTGAGTACATTTCACCTGTATGTAGTACGTCCATTGTAGTGGCATATTCGGGTGTATTACCGTAATTATATGGAAGAAATTCAAACATGTTAATATCAAATTCCCATATATGAAATGGTGTGTATATTTTAAATAACGTGCTCGGCATATCAATAGATGTAATATATATTTCATATGGAACGTTGAAACTTATTTTTACATGAATTGTATCCTCTATTATTGAATAAATAAAGTCCTTGTTATTTGATATCATTGTAGAATCATTTACATTACATGAATGTGGTATTTTTTGTAATTTGCGTAATAGTAATGGTCTTGTTGTATCGTAACAGTAATGAGATGTAGACGATATATTATGTAATGATATAACACCACAATATTCTAAAATATGTGGCATTCCGCTCGTTATAGATTCAAATTTAGATAGTTTATGCATTTTTTATAGTGTTTGGATAATAATAATAAAAATACATAAATAAATTCAATTTTACGCGTTGCTAAAAATGCGTCAGAGTTCGAAACATAATATATTTTTATTTTTAATATCCAAAAAAATACTGTAACAATTTATTGTCGAATGTTCGACCAGAACTATTAAATGTGTTTTCTACAGGTCGTATAGATTCATATCCAGTAGTGGATGGTTCTGACAATGTAACCCCTAATTCCATATTCATTTTTTCGTTAAATTTCTGCAATATATTATAAGTATCGAGTTGTAAATCATTTGTAACGTCTAGTCGTTCGATAATCCCAGTTATTATTAATTTAAGACCCATCCCGTTATTAACCCATATTTCTCTGAGTTTGTCTATAGATTGATTTTCAGATGGTGAATCCGGTTTTTTATTGTATGCTTTAATATAATTCATTCTATCGTTTAACCAAGTTTTTAAACTATTTATAACTATATTTAGACTTTTATTTATTTCCATACGATCTTTCGGTTGAATTTTGTAAGATGGTATTTTCTGCACATTACCTTGAACTTCGTTTAATAATTTTAATTGGTCTTGTATAATTACTACACTATACTCTGGCTGTGTTACAGTTCGTGATGTTATTTTTTCGATAGATTTTCCTTTGAGTTTTCCTATTTTTCCTTCGAGTTTTCTTATTTCTCCTTTGCGTTTTCCTATTTCTCCTATGAGTTTTCCTATTTCTCCTATGAGTTTTCCTATTTTTCCTTTGGGTTTTCCTATTTTTCCTTTGAGTTTTCCTATTTCTCCTTTGAGTTTTCCTATTTTTCCTTCGATTTCTCCTATTTCTCCTTTGAGTTTTCCTATTTCTCCTTTGAGTTTTCCTATTTCTCCTTTGAGTTTTCCTATTTTTGTTATAGGTTTTTTAAAAAGACCCTCACGAATTATTACTGACCTCCATAATAGAGATACAATAGTTATTGTTAATAATAATAATAATAATAATTTCATACTATACATAATTGTAAGAAATTATAAGTTTACATACCGATTTGTGAATCACATCCAGTTGAATTTCCACCACGCGACTGTAATGAATACATTTGTGAATCTGATAAACATAATGGACCCATGGAATTTGATAATCCTGATGCAGTTTTTACACATTTTAAGCTTCCGACAGCACTTGAAAACATATCAATCGAATTTGACATATTTTCAAATCCCTCTTGGTCCCCTTCATCTTCCTCTTCATCTTCATCATTCTTTGATATTTCATCGTTAATTTCTGGCATCTTTTCGGTAATGAATTTATCAACGAGTTTGTAGGTTTTAGATGACTCTACATTAGATAATCCTTTTAAACTAACTTTCAATGTTTCTTGGTTATAATCTATGTTCTTCGGTTTTCGTATTTCTATTATCTTTTTCTTAATATCAATACCATCATTTTCTTTCATTTTCATAAGTTCGTCTAATAATTTATTTACAGAATCATTAAATTCAACTTTCGTCTCCATTCCTTCAAAGATAGCGTAGGATCTAGTGGTTGCTGAATATGGTATTATTATAGAACCACATGATATACTAATTAATAAAATAAGTAGTAGTATACATGCAAGCATAACATATTTTGTATTAAGTTTCATATCTATATACAATTATATAGATTTTTTTTGCTAAACTGCTATCCTCTCAATAAACCGCTTAAATAGTTTATTGGTCTTATCGCTATGTTATTTTGTTTTAATTCAATATAGTTCACTAAATTAATACATATATACACGAATAAACAAAATATAAATAATGATAATATTATATCATTTCTCGCAAACCACGTATATGATATCTCTTGTAATTCCATCTCACTTATACTATAATTACCTATTAATTATTCACCGTAATTTTGGTCACTGATTTTTTTCCAGTACATTTTTCCCACCAACTTGCAAAACTACCAGTTATATATGCTATAAACATATTACCAACTCTACATTTTATATTCGAGTTCTCCCAGTTCAAATATAAATGTAAATAATTCATAGACAATGTGGTAATTAATATTATCAGTAATATACCTGTTATACCTGTTTTAAAAGTTGGTTCTGGTTTGAGGTATAGATATGTCATTTATATTATATATACATAAAATACATAAAGCGGATAACACGTAAGTGTTATATGAATAAGGAAGAACGTTTGAATTTGAAAAAGTTAATTAGTGCAAATGAATATGAAGATAATACCGAACACATTCGCAAAGTTAAACATAGTAATCTTATTCGTGATGATATTGCGAAAATGTTGGATTTGAAGCGCAAGCATATACGCATCAGAAAAAACGATCCTGATAGATTTTCTAATTTATGCCAGTCTCAATGTGGGTTTCTTTTCAATAATTATACTGATATATACAACAAGGTTTACAAGGATGAATTAGATTTGACTATTATGACTAATTTATTGGATATTCTCAGGGACATTGAAGATGGCAATGTGGATCAACATGAAGGTTCTGTCGTGGTTGGTAAAATATTAAAAGAATTGTATGTCGATTCAGCGTTAAAACGATGCAATGCAATTGATGAAACACTTGATACCCCGAAGGAAACTTACGTAGAAGCTAAGAGTATTTCTTGGAAGCAATACAAACAAATGAATGAAAATTAGAAAATGTATCTTATTCGGAATTGAGAACATGTTCGTATGCCATAAGAATCAATTGTTCTCCTGTAGATAGTTTTTGGAATATAATACAATCGTCAAATTTCACTTGGAACAATCTGAATTGCGAATTCCTACATAATATATTAGTGCCTTTATCCGTAAATTTAACGTCCATTATAATTGCACCATTCGTGAGTTTTTTATTCGCTTCGCGAATCCAGCGTATATGTTTACCTTTATGTAATTCGTATAGGTTCTCTACATATCTATAGCCGGTCAATCTATTACATATATCCTTGGTATTTTCTTTGGGTAGTTTTAGTTCTTTGATTGCATTAATATTTGCATCTATAATGTCACTTAGAGTTTTATTATCTAGATAATCGTGTTTTTCGCTATTGACATTTTTGAGTAATTCACCAATGTCAATATCAGCTAATAAGGATGTATCTTGTCTTACCTTTTCAAAAATTGCATCTATATCCATTTGTATGAATACTTATCATATCTTTATATTATTTACGAATTGTTGAGTGATTCCCATATCTGTTAATATCAGAACAGCACTTGCAAATATTAGGTCTGCATCAAATTCCCGTAATTTATGCTGGCGGAACGGATGGAATTCATATATTAAAAACGAGCATATAAAAATACGTATGCTTTTACTAAGAGTTGATATATATATCGGGTTCACATAAAACAACCCAGCGTATATAACGAAATAACATATATATAAAAGCGTAATCATAAGAATATAGGTTGGTTTTTTTATTCGCTCTAAATTATATTCTATTCCCATTATCTTGATATACAATACAAAACGAATTAAAAGATATGCATTATTTAATTTCAGCCGAATGATTGGTAGTATTATATGCAATAAATTCACTGTAAATTCCATATTAGGGTATGGCAAATTCGGTGTTGTTTATGACGCCACCACTAAAAATAATGAACGTGTTGCTATTAAGGTTGAAAAATCAGATTCTGAATATAAAATTATCAAACACGAAGCAACTGTATTGAAATATTTGTTTTATAGTGGCACTAAGAACATACCAAAAATATATTGGTTTGGACAGCATATAGGGTTCACTTGTTTGGTTATGTCACACTTTCCATGTAGTTTACATGATTATATATTACGTAAAGGTACATTAAGTGCTAGTAAATTGGCATCTATAATGATAAGGTGTATTAACCTGATAGAAAGTATACATCGGCATCATATTCTACATCGCGATATAAAACCTAAAAATTTCATGGTAAATGATGGAGATCTATATATCATTGATTTTGGACTATCATCTGTATTTATAGATGATGACGGTGAACATATTATAAAAAAAGACCCAAATAATGTGATAGGTTCTCCTAAATATATTAGTTATTATAATCATTGTGGAGAACCTATGTCACGACGAGACGATTTAATATCATTGGGTTACATGTACATGTTTATGCAAGAAGGGAAACTTCCTTGGGATTCTGTTGGTTCAGAAACAAGTGTAAATGACCCTATAAATGTATTTCGCAAAGACGGTAAAAAGTGGAATAACCTAAATGTAGATGGATCCATAAAAATGTATTTGAAATATTGTTATGAGTTAAAATATAATGATACACCAAATTATCATATTTTAATGGAATTATTTACTATACCAATGAAAATCGCAATGACTGCTGTCTGACATCAAACCCTTCAACCGCTTCTTCGACCTCCTCCATCATTTCTTCGCCTTCTTCGGTGTCCTCTTCCATAACCTCTTCGGAACCCTCTTCCATACCCTCTTCAATATCCTCTTCCATATCCTCTTCCATACCTTCGTATAAAACAGGGACTTCTGCAATATTATTACTCTTGAGGAACTCAAAACTACCTAAAAATAATGCAAGGAAAATTGCTACAAGTAAAAATGTAATCGATGCGATCTTACTGGAAGATATTCCTAAAAACTTCATTATATATAATATGTATAAATATTATATTCGTAACTGATATAAAAACAATCAACCGTTTAGTGTATAATGTCTTCCGAACGTTTAATTGGTCGCGTCAAATGGTTCAACAGCAAGTCTGGGTTTGGGTTTATCACTGTGTGTGTCGGAGATCATAAGGATAAAGATATATTCGCACATTTCACTTCTCTTAGAGGTGAATCTGCACAATATAAGTATATGGTTCAAGGTGAATATGTAGAGTTTTTGCTATCTACATCTGAAAGCGAACAGCATGAATTTATTGCTTCTGATGTAAGTGGAATTAATAGTGGGCTTCTCATGTGTGATACACATCGCATAAATGCTACCACAAAAACATCTGCACCTTTCAGCGATTCTAAACAAAAATCCGATGGTATGGTTCGCCGCCAGTCAGTTAGGAATTAGTACTTTTTGAATAAAAAAATTGACCGAAGCCATTTTTTTTATTTTGTTTTTATTTTTATATTTTATATTTTATTTACTTATAAAGTATTATGAATTGTCATGTGTGTGTGTGTGTGTTTATCTACTATTAGGATGATATTTCTCTCTGTAATGTTCCTTTTCATCGAAGCTATATGGTGGCTCGTTGTCCAACTCCCCCTCTTCAAACTCGTATTCGTTAGGCATCCAAGTTTGATTTTTACTAAAACTAATACTTTTAGTTAATTCTAATATTTGTTCGCGCATAACCTTAATTTCCTCTGCTTGTTTTTCAACTACACTTTGAAGAATTCTAGCATTCTCAACAACTTGATGAATGTTTAATTTTGTTTCTGAAACAGGAATTTTATTATTTAATAAGATCCAGTATTCATTTTTTTTTATTAAATTAGGATATACACGAACATTCTTATTGTTATTATAATCATTAAATATTTTAGATACAAATGGAGTATCGTATGTTTGGTTCATATGAACGAACGCCTTTTGGAAACGAGAATCGCCCTCTATTGGAACGAAGTCGACACGATTTACATCACCTATGCATAGGTAGTTTGCAAATATAGACTTGATATGCTCCTCGCTATAAGCAATGAGCATGCGTGGAATGTAGAAGCTAGTAATAATATTAGTCATTTTGATGGTATTTTGATTGATGTTGATGTTGTGGTTGTTTGATTTTATAGTTTCAAAAAATATGAATCAATTTTCCGTGGTTTTGTGTCATAAAAAAATACATATCTAAACTATATCATATGTTATTCATAAATAATAATACCTTATTATCATTATTTGCATCAACCCAAAATAATTCACAATATAAAGTAAAAATCGGTTCTAGACTTGTTTCATTAAATGAATATATGAAGACGAAGGAGAAACTTACAAAATATGATGTTAATTTATTGATTGATAATATACAAAACAGAAACGATTATTTATCACGTTTTTATGATGTATCGTTAAAAATACCAGAAACGCTTACAATTAAGGAACCTCCTATGAAAAAGGGGCAGATGAATAATAATGCGCTTGTCAAATATAAAAACGTTATACGAAATATGTTTTATAAGGAAATACTTAAGGATACAAAATCTGGTATAGAAAATAACCCAACATTCTTTGATGTATTAGAAGACCTCTATGTCCGAAAAATAATAGATTATAAAATTCTTACTCCTAGTGCGATACATTATATGAAAAATGGACGTTTAGGTAGTGTTTTCTCTTCGTTTTATTTTCGCGCATCCATTATGAATCCATATTTAGTGTATTCGTTACAAGAATCAGTATTACAAGGAAAACGGATTTTTACACCCACCCTTGGATGGTGTTCTTACTGTTATGGATTTCTCGAATCGTCAAGTGTAATTGAATATGTTGGTACTGATGTTATAACACGCGTATGTGATAGAACTTCCAAATTTGCAACTGCATATTATCCAAATAAAACAGTCGCTGTATATGATAGTCCATCGGAATTATTACTTCAAAATAAACCGTTTTTAAGTAAATACACATCACATTTCGATGTAGTGTTTTTCAGTCCACCGTATTATCGATTGGAAATGTATCCAGGAAAAAAACAGAGCACTACAATATATAAAACATATGGGGATTGGTTAATTGGATATTGGGAAAACACCATAAAATTGTGTCATAAGGTTCTCGTCCCTGGTGGGAAATTATGTTATATACTTTCTGGTTATGGTAAAGACAATGAATATGATTTACTTAATGACATGAACAAAATAACGAAAAAATACTTTACCTTGAAAAGTATTCAACCGATGCATAATAAGAACGTGCATGTAACAGATCATAGAGATACGGCTGAGCAGATTATGATATTTGTAAAATAAATATATTAGCTTACTACATATACAATCCTATTTTTTTATGAACACTATTATACAAACCGTGTATGACTCGTATAAGGATGCAATATTTCATCCAGACACACATGATGTTGATGGAATAAAGGTTTTCTATAGAAAAATAAATAATTGTAATCGTAATATTGATGTTTATATATTGCTTATTGAGTATACCAAACAACTAGTCGAACAAATTAAATTTAATAAGGATTTCAACCAAACCAAGAAAAAAATTGACATCATGGTTCATAAATTACATCGAACTGAATTTAAATATAAAACCGGTTTAATAAGAGATATTTTAAACGATGATGTAGATGAACGAAAAATGTATAATGACTTAAAAGATTTTAAGTTTTGATGCGAGAATATATGATTTTTTTTATATTTAGATTATATAAAATGTGTGATATACATTTCGTTTCATTTGGAGGTCCGTCAGTAGATTATCACAACGCGCTGCAACGAGTTTGTAAAGAAGCAAAACAAATTGGAATATTTACAAAAATACTCGGATATACGGATATTTATCTAAAAAATGACATAGATTTTTGGAATGAACACTCGGATTTCATTACAAAAAACTCACGTGGTTATGGATATTGGCTGTGGAAATCATATATAATTAAGAAATTATTATCAACTATAAATGATGGAGATATTATCGTATATGCAGATGCTGGATGTATGATAAATATACAAGGAAAACCACGATTAATGGAATACATAGAAATGTGTAAAACACACGAAAGTGGTATCGTATCATTCCAAATGCATTTTTTAGAAGAACATTGGACGAAGGGCGATATTTCTGAATATTTAGGCACTTCACAGTCCGACCTTTCATCAGGTCAATTAGTAGGAGGTGTATTTCTCATTCGCAAGTGTGAAGGCGCTGTAAATCTGGTAAATAAGTGGTACGAAATAAGTTCCATGTATAAATTGATAAATGATTCGCCATCCATTTCATCAAATCATCCAGAATTTCAGGAAAATCGTCACGACCAAAGTATATGGTCTATATTACGTAAACAATATGGATCTCTTGTGTTACCCGACGAAACTTATTTTCTGAATTGGTATCGTGATGGCTCTCGATATCCAATATGGGCTACGCGAAGGACACATGGATAATTTATACTAACTCTTATGGGATTTCAATTCATCTATAATATCCATAAGTTTAAATGTTGATCTACTCGTCATGCTCTTGTATTTTACCAAATCAGTTTTTCGAAATTTCGAAATTAGATGTATATTTGGAATAATTTTATCTTTCCAAATGGCATTTTGATTCAGTTTCTTATTACCTTGAACTATAAATATAAAGACATTTTCAATAGTCTCTTCGATTACTATAGATTTATCCGATTCTTCTGCGTTTGTCCTAACTAAATCTTCTAAATATAAAATAGTATTTATAACATCTTCTTCATTAATAGCCTCATTCTTTAATAAATTCACAATAAATGTCGTCATCGCTCGTCTCAAGTCATTATTCTTTACATTGTCACAAAATCCATCATAATCAGCGTTCGAGTCTACACTTTTGATATTATTAAACGATTCCTTATATTTATTCAATATATCAACTATTTTTACCGAAAACTCAGGAAACATACCTATCAAATCTTTGTATAACTTTGCGTATAACGCCGAATAAAATTCATTTGTGCTGACAATATCAAATATTAATTTGTATATTTTCTTCATATCTTCCTCTAGTTCTTTGCTATCGGATATTACTTGTTTAATAAGTCTTACGATACTTTCTTGTTGGATATCCGCATTTTTATTTGATAATTTATTTAATGCTATGCGAATCTCCTTTATTGATTGTTCGGTTCCCTCTTTGACTTCACGAATCCTAGGTGTAAGTGTATTATGTGAACGAACCGCACTCCAGTCATCAGTTTTTTGTTGAAATTGTTTATTTGTTTTCACAATTGATTTCTTAGTATCATCCATTGGCGGTAAATTATCGCGTAATACTTTGAGAATTTTTAATACAGGATCATTCAATTCGAATTTAATTCCATTAAATGCTAATTTTGAAAAATCGTTGATAGTATAATATAGTGCCATCCTGTTATTATATTATACAGTTAATTGTTTATATGTTTTTCTAATAATGATATAAACATGTTACCATAGTTATAGTATAATGTCTTGGGAATCACTAAATTTAAAGGAAGATTTAAGCAGAGGAATTTATAGATTGGGGTTTGATAAACCGACTCCAATACAGGAAAAAACCATACCTTCAATTATTGAAGGTCGCGATATTATCGCACAAGGGCAGTCGGGCACTGGTAAGACCGGTTCGTTTGCTATAGGTGCATTACAAAAGGTAAATATTGCATCAAAGACCACACAAGTTTTAATTCTCGCACCAACATTTGAACTAGTTCAACAAATTTCGTCTGTTGTTTCCAGTCTCAGTAATGCAATGGATGGATTAGTTGTAAAAACATTGGTGGGAGGGACCTCCGTATCTGACGACTCAGCGGATTTACGAAATAACCGTCCTCATGTGGTAGTTGGAACCGCAGGTCGTGTATATGATATGATACGTCGTGGTTCTCTATTGACTGAGAATATTAAGATTTTTATTTTAGACGAAGCTGATGAAATGCTATCAAAAGGTTTCAAAGACCAAATTTATGATATATTCAAATTTCTGGCAGATAGTGTTCAGGTTGCATTGTTTAGTGCAACAATGCCTGAAGAAATGTTAACATTAAGTGATAAATTTATGCGCGACCCGGTTAAAATTACGATGAAAACGGAAGAACTTACCCTTGAATGTATCCGACAATATTATATTACATTAGTTGACGATCAGTCTAAATATGAAGCATTGAAGGATCTATTCTCATTCTTGCAAGTATCCCAGTGTATTATATACGTAAGCACAGTTAAGCGTGTAGAAGATCTTTACAATTCCATGATTTCCGATGGGTTTCCGGTGTGTTGTATTCATAGTGCAATGGAAAAAACAGAACGCAATAAGTCACTAGAAAGTTTTCGAAAAGGCACGTTTAGGGTTATGATATCATCTGGTGTAACTGCTAGGGGTATCGATGTCCAACAAGTAAGCACTGTTATTAATTTCGATATTATGAAGAGTTATGAAACCTATCTACATGCAATCGGTAGATCTGGTCGTTTCGGACGAAAAGGTCTAGCAATTAATTTTATTACAAAATATGATGTCGATTTTATGCATCGCCTTGAAAAACATTATAATATTACTATTGGAGAACTTCCTGCTAATTTCGATACACTTATTTAGATTTGCGTTGCTACTTCCATAATTTTTTATCATAAAATAGTAAAATGTTCTCTATAAATATAAAGGACATGTTACAAGCTAAACCACTTCAACCGCCTTCAAATAAGACTATATATGAAGGTTTTAAATTACCTATCAACTATCTAGATGCTCAATTCGTTCATACATTGTCACCCCAAGTTGCTTCTGATTTAGAATTATCGTCCGATGGAAATATGTATTCACATATACTTTCTCCTCAACATGATTTTGCAAAAAATATACAAACTGAATGGTCAAAACAATATACAACAAACGTACCTTTCTTACTTGACACGCAATCCGTATTGAAATCGATGCCCGTATATTTGGAAGAAACACAAAAAAATATTATTGATTGCGATAAGATGAAAAATATATGGAACGATACAAAGCATGATGCGGCGTTCTTAGAAAAGTATTCGTATATTGAATGGGAATATTTTAAATCGCTCAATGAATCGCCGGCGTTTCTACAAACGATGTCTGTTATTAATATGGCTTCGCCTGTATTGAGTTTTATAATACCTGTGATATTTTTTATTTTTCCGTTCATCTTGTTGAAAATTCAAGGAGTTCCTATCACGTTCTCTGTTTACATCTCCGTATTGAAAGAAGTGACGAAGAATCATTTCATCGGAAACATTGTGAATAATATAAATTCTATCGGATGGGAAAAAATGGCATATCTTCTGGGAACTACTGGATTGTATTTTCTACAAATTTATCAAAATTATAATTTATGTATTCGTTTTTATAAGAATGTGAATCGGATGAATTCACATTTGTGTGATTTACGTGAATATTTGGATCATTCTATATCTAATATGGATGCGTTCTTTTCTCATAATCATAACCTTATCACCTATAATGAATTTTGTAATACAATTCAAACAAAATCTATCAAACTTCGTGAGTTCCGCGATGAATTACTATCTATCAATCCATTTAAAGCTGGGTTCTCTAAAATAGTAGAAATTGGATATATGTTGAAGTGTTTCTATCGACTACATTCCAATTTAGAATACGACGACGCGTTGCGATATTCAATCGGATTTGAAGGATATATCAACAACATGACAGGTATTTCCAATAATATCACTTCAGGTAATCTATCATTCGCAGTATTTAATTCGGAAGGTAGTAATTGCAAATTTACACAGCAATATTATCCAGCATATCTCGGTGAGAAATATGTAAAAAATAATTGCGATTTCGCCAAAAATATTATAATCACTGGACCTAATGCATCGGGAAAGACAACTATCCTAAAAACCACAACACTCAATATTATATTTACTCAACAATTCGGAGTTGGGTTTTATAAGGCATGTTCTCTTACTCCATATACACATATCCATTCCTATTTGAATATACCCGATACATCTGGACGCGATAGCCTCTTCCAAGCTGAATCAAGGAGATGTAAAGAAATTCTTGATATTATCAAATCTACAGAAAATACCGGTTCTCGTCATTTCTGTATTTATGATGAACTATATTCCGGAACCAATCCATCAGAAGCGGTTAAGTCAGCCCATGCATTCCTATCATATTTATGTAATATACCTAATGTCGATTTTATGCTGACAACCCATTATGTATCATTATGCAAGAAACTGCGTGATTCGGAACGGGTCGTAAATTATAAAATGGATGTAGATTTGAGTAATGGAATTCAATATACATACAAAATGAAGAAAGGTATTTCAAAAGTAAAAGGCGGCATATTAATTTTAGAGGAAATGAAATATCCGCAAGAAATATTAGACATGATACGAAAAAACTAATTTAGAATACTACATATATAAATGTATACGTATATGTATACTAAGATGGTCTATTCACTTATAAACCCGTCGGTAGAATATAAAGAAACTACAGATATTGAATCGGACGATATTAAATACGAATCATTTCCGTATCATATCATTTTTGATACAATTGATACTGTAAACCCTATACAAGTTATATTTGGACAATTAAAGACTGACTTTGAAAAAGATGGCGTGTCTTATTTTCCTATGTATTTCCTTAATAATAACAACATCGCAAGTCAAATCGGGGTTCTTGAGATCGGAAATCTGAATAAACTTGATATTTTCGAGGATGGCGAAATCGTTCCCGATGTTAAAAATATTATTTTATATAAATTCACTACAAATGATTATTTACAATCGCTGAATGACCCTCTTAGCGAAAGCGATAGCGATATTGAACCCGAAGTATTAATCGATGACTCAGATGACGAAATATTTAGCATCAGAACAGACAAGGCGAAAACTAGAGAAAAATCTATATTTACAATTGATATTCATCGGAAACAGGTTACTACCTTACCAGAAGAATCAAAAGAAGACGCGCGTATTATTCGCAAGTCATACAATCTCGCGGTAAGCGACAATTGGATAACCAAATTTATGCAGAATCGCAATTATAAATTACAAGATACCAGTGATTGTTTGTTTGTTTCTATATCCAGTGCGTTCAATGAAATCGGCGAGAACATTACAATGGAAAAACTGAGAGAATTGATAGCAGATGAAGTTACTGATGAAATTTATCAGAATAAGAATAAAACTTACCTTGAATATGAGAACATATTAGATGAAAATAACCGAATTATTCAAAGTAATAAGAACTCAATAACACTATTGAAAAAAAGAATCAAATCTACCGATGTATCATCTGAGGAACGTCGCCGCATCATAGAAGAAGCGAAAAAGCTCAAGGATAATATCTCTGCTCATACTGACATAAACCGCACATACGATGCATTCATAAAGCGCAATATGCACGCTAATTTCTCGGAAATGCGAAATATTCATACTTTTGTGCACTATCAGGATTTCGTTCGGTCTTTGAAATATTTACCAGAATCCACTGATATAACAGCATTGGAACATTTATTGAATGTTAAGTTTATAATTTTATCTGAAGACTCTCATAAAGAAGATTCCACCGATAGTGTATTGGAATGTGGAAACGACAACGACGCTAGGTTCTCTCCTAATTTTTATATCATATTGTCTCGATCAGCGCATAAATACAACCTTGTTACCTACAAAGATAAAAAACTATTATCATTTCAAGAAATACCATATGATATCAAGATGTTGATATTGAACAAATGTATAGAACGAAATGCGGGAAATTACAATTTTATACAAGATTTCCGAAATTTAAAATCCCGCATGGGAATACCAGTTGATGATATCGGAGAAGGATATGACTACTCTGGATTGGAACACGACCCAAATATTGTATTTATGATACATGCAAATTCGCAGGATACTATCACACCTGGGTATGGTTCGGGAGAACGTATTCCTATAGAAAAGGTATTTCAATACACACAACTAGCAAAACATAGCAAATGGCGTAAAAAACTCGACGATTCATGGACCGAATCACCATTTAATTTACATAATCACCGATGGGCTTCCATAGAAAATCAATACCAAGCTTCTAAGTATATGAATAGCTACCCCGATTTCGCGGCAATGTTTTCCATGGAAGGTAACCCCAAATTATCTAAAGACCCAGTTTTAGCTAAACTTGTTGGTGGAAAAAATAAACATGAATTGAAACCACCACATGTGAAACATATTGATAAAGATTTCTATGGAGAACGTAGCGTGAGAGAAAAATACAATGGATTGGTTGCAAAATTTGAACAAAATTTGGATATCTCCTCTCTTCTTCTCGCTACTCGACCAGCTATATTAATGCAATTTAATCGTGGAAAACCCCCAGATGTGCGATACGACCTTATGAGAGTTCGCGATTATATTGCCAGTAAAAAAATATAACTAGGTATTATATGAAGTATACCAAGGATTCTGAAAATCTACAGACATTTGTAGATTCATCATTGAAATCTATAAATATAGAACCATTGAATAAAACTAGCGAAAATGAACTTTCTCATATATATCATCATATGCGCAATGCAAACCGCGAATTTACAACCACGAAGTTCTATAAAAATGAGCTCATAAAAGGCGACATTATGGATATTCCCGAGGATATTAAACCCCATGTATCCCGCTGTAGACATAGACAAGCAGTTTTGTTTAGAATAGGACATCGGAATATATACCTTTCTATTTACTCGCCTTATCCTTTACCGAATTTTATACAATATGTCAATAAAGTTTACATGTGGTTTCATATTGCACATCAATATGCTAATGTTCGATGCTCCAATAGTGTAAATATCAATATATATTTGACCGATCACCTGAAATTGCTACCACGAACCGGTAATATGATTGAACGCAAAAATGTAAATACAGCATTTACTACTTCCTGTCAACCTTCAACTGATATATGCATTTACAGAGAACAGGAATGGTTCAAAGTTCTTATTCACGAATCCTTCCATAATCTCGGTTTAGACTTTTCGGAAATGAAACAAACAATAGCCAATTTAGAAATTTCGAAAATGTTTGCGGTTGATATCGAGGTACGATTATATGAAGCATACTGTGAAACTTGGGCTACAATTATACATTCGATGTTTATCTCGTTTTTCTCCACCAGAATAAAAGACCGTTTTGATATTATGTTCAATAAATTAGATCGTATACTAGATACCGAAACCAAGTTCTCTCTATTGCAGTGTGTAAAAGTATTACATCATAACAATATGATTTATACTGATTTATATAAGCGTAACAAATATCAGGAAGATACCAATGTTATGTCATATTATATTATTAAATCACTATTATTGTATAATAAAAGCCAATTCATTGACTGGTGTTCTGTTAACAATAAGGTTCTCTTGGATTTCAATAAAACCGATAAAGGAATTCAACGATTCTGTAATATGATCCGTTCTAATTATATGGATCCAGTATACATCAATGTATTGGGTCTGATTGAATCTAAGTTTAAAAATAATATATCATTTAATTCTACCGCATTTAAAACACTTCGAATGACCGTATTTGAAATGGAAAATTGATTAATATAAATTATATTTGAATTATAGCATTAGACTCACGAAAAAAATACAATGGGAATACCAAATTTAAACAAGTATTTATTAGATAATTGCACAACGCAATCTATCTGCAAAAAACATCTCAGCAATTTCGCTGGTAAAAAAATAGTTATTGATACCAGTATTTATTTATACAAGTTCTCTAGTTCAGATTCACTAATTGAGAACATGTACACTCTTATTACAATTTTCCGATATTATAAGATAATTCCTATATTTGTATTTGACGGCAAACCACCTGACGAAAAAAAAGATATATTAAAACAACGACATATAGATAAAAAAATAGCCGAATCTAAATATAATGATTTGAAACAAAAATTAAATGATGAATCTGAAGATAAAGATGAAATCATTATTAAACTGGATAAACTGAAAAAACAGTTCATTCGTATTAAAAAGGAATCAATTGACGGAGTCAAATCGCTTATGGATGCATGTGGTGTACAATATTGTGATGCCCCTGGAGAAGCTGATCAACTATGCGCTAAAATGGTTATTTCAAAACAGGCGTGGGCTTGTTTAAGTGACGATATGGATATGTTTGCATATGGTTGCACCCGCGTCATGCGCCATATGAGTCTATTGAACCATACAGTTGTGTTTTATAATACGAATGGTATTCTAAGAGAACTTAAAATACATATGCGAGATTTTCGCGAAATAATGGTATTATCGGGGACAGATTACAATACAGGATTTTCGGGGAATTTACAAAAAACGATGAAACAATACAATCAATTTAAAATTGCCGCCCCAGAAAATGAATTACGATTCCATGATTGGTTACAAGATAATACAGAGTGCGCGATTGATAATAATTCGTTTATGCATATATGTGATATGTTTCGTATTACCGATAACAGTATAGTTACATTGAATTCACCTTACCTTAACGTAGACAAAATGAAAGAATTATTGAAACCACATGGGTTCATATTTGCTTGATCTATAATTTATTCATATTTATTTTTTTTTAGTAAGCATGTTTCATGTGACAGTTATATAGGTTCGCATTTTTATGGTGCCATTACATTTTGATACTTTATGTCATCATTTTACTTTATCGAGCAGATAATAATCGATTAAAATTATAAATATTACTGCAAATATGATAACGCGATTCATATTAACACAGAAAAGCAATATTTACCGTCATTAAATGTCATTAAAAAATGATGACACGAAAAGTTGCTTTTACATTTTTAGACACAAATACGTTTTTTATTATGCGGTCAATCTGTTTTCTTTCTTTTTTATTTCAAAGCATTATGGTGCGAATCGTATTTTTATGATTTTTTCTAGTCATGCTTTTACTTTTTGGACATTTTATAAATGTCCGAAAAATATTTCAACCTATTAATAATGATTTGTTTCCCAAGACTTATAAGACTTATTGATTTTCCTACTTAAAGGGAGAACATAAAATTCCCTTATGTTCTATTGTAGTTTCTCTAGCTAGAACATGGATGACTTTTGGATAATAAACCTGACGGTCACTACCTGCAAGTGTATGGCGATGAATATCTATACATTTCTGCGAAAAATCTGAATTACAATCTTTGTATTCTGGGTTCTCTTGTTTCCATTCTGCCAACTTTCCCATACTTCTATAGGAAACTGTCTGTATCGCTTTTTGTAGTTTTACATCATCTATTTCCCTTGTCCATTTGTCTTCGTCTTTGATATACATTGTTTCTCGTTTTACATCAGTACAGTGAATTGGGCGTTCATTAATTCCAAGTTGTTTCAAGTTGTCTAGAAATATCTTTGAAATCCCGTTTACGAAACCTAATTGGGCATTGTTCTCCAGATCATTATAAGTTATCTCTATTTTATTTACAAAGTCAGTGAAGTTGATAGCATCCTTACATTGTTCGTTGAGAAATACATTCAAGTTGAATTTATTAACATTTCCATTTATAGTAGTATGAGATGGTTTACATGATTCTATCGTTTTGGTTATAAGTTCATTTGTTTCTTTCCTATGTTCTGTCGATTGATCCAATATAAACTGCCGGAGTTCTTGGTTATCTACAATCAATCTATTCATAATTGTATACATATTGATATCAATGCTTGGGTTAATAATAGGGAGTGTGTTTTCGCAACTTTTCTTATGGGCGTGTAATCCTTGTCTAAATTTATAATTTTTACCACATTTACATGTGAATAATTTCACAGGTTTTTCAACAATAATATTATGATTCACCTTAGCGTCATTATTTATATGGCATCGGGTAGATAAATGTTTATTAAAATTTGTTTTATTGCTGCATGTATAATTACATGATTTACAAAAATAATCAAAAGCAACTTTTTCATACTTTTGTGTCACTATTGTCATTATAATATGATGACATAAAAGTTGTCTAAATCATTTTCAAACCAAAATATATATTTTTATTATGCAGTAAAATTTATTTTATGTAAATTTTTTTTAAAGCATTATGATGCGAAACGCATTTTTATGATATTTTTATGCCATGCTTTTACTTTTTGGACATTTTATAAATGTCCGAAAAATATTTCAACCTATTAATAATGATTTGTTTCCCAAGACTTATAAGACTTATTGATTTTCCTACTTAAAGAAATA